CTAAAGAGGATGCAGAAAAGAAAAAGAAGAAGGCTGCACCTCCACCTAGTACTGCTCCCGAAAAGGGATTCGTAGGACGTATGATTGATAAGTATTACTACGGTAAGAAAGAACAGTAATGCCTGCCAAGTCTGCTAAGCAATATCGCTTCATGCAGATGATGGCGCATAACCCTGAGAAGAAAAAGGGAGATAGTAAAGGCCCATCTCCTAAAGTAGCTAGGGAATTCATCGAGAAGACATCAGCTAAGAAACGAAAGGAGTTCAGCAAACATGCGTAACCTCTTTATCAGAGCACTTATCGCAGTAGTATGTGTAGTTATTCTGTTCGCGTTGCTCGGACCCGTTCTTAACATTCTAGGATTTCCACTTAGTGGAGATTTGCTAACTATCTTTCGTATTGTAGTTGCTGTAATTGCACTATATTACATCGTGTGGGGTCCATCTCCTTCAATACCTCCTGGTTAAGCAATGAAAGTAGATAAGAAAGTACAAGACCTGCTTAAACAGGTCGCTGACCACTTCGACCAAGAAGATAGGGCTGTGCGTGAACGCCAGTTGAGAGACTGGCGACGGCTTAAATTACTTTGGGAAGGTTTCTCAAGAGTATGGTACTCTGAGGTAGCTCATGACTGGCGAATCTGGGATGAAAACGTCGTCAACGCAGATACCGACCAAGAGTTCTACGATAAGCCAATCAATATCTTTAGAGCTTACCTTGAGTCCATTATCGCTGCTCTATCTATCACAGTCCCTGGGATTAAATGTTATCCAGACGATGCCGAAAATATGCTGGACGTTACTACAGCAAAAGCCGGTGATAAAATCGCCCTGCTCATATCACGACATAATAATGTACCATTACTCTGGCTACATGCACTTTATATAATTTGTACTGAGGGAATGGTAGCTTGCTATTCATATCCTAAAGAAGATGAGAAGTATGGTACTTATGAAGTAGATAAGACTGAATCAGCCGAAGAAGAAGCATACGTATGTCCGTACTGCAATGCTAGACTTGCAGACGAGATAATGACGGCTAAAATTGAAGATGAGTTCATGCCGGATGATGAGGATGTACTAATTAAGGATGCTATTATTAACCAGGGGATGAGGTTATGCCCCGAGTGTGCTAGCTTATTGGACCCAGAACTTCAAAAGTCCAAGTTCATCGTCACTCGGATAGTTGGTAAGACGACTAAAGTTAAATCTCGAATGTGTATGGAATGTTATGGAGGTCTATTTGTTAAAGTACCTAATTATGCGATGAGACAAGAAGATATTCCATATTTGATGTTCTCCTATGAAACACATTATTCAAATGTATTAGATAGATATCCTGAATTGAGGGGAACTCTCTTTGCTGAAGGTAAGGTAGGTGCTTCTGCTGGTGGGATGTATGACCCTTACGAGCAGTGGGCAAGACTTTCGACGCAGTATAGAGGAGAGTATCCTCTAAATAACGTCACAGTTCGTAACTGTTGGCTAAGACCATCTGCATTTAGTGTTCTTCATGAGGAAGATGCTAAGCTACTGAAGAAAGAATACCCAGATGGAGCCAAGATTGTACTAATTAATGATTGTTATGCTGATAGTGAGAATGAAAACCTAGATGATTGCTGGACAATCATGTCAGACCCAATGGCTGACTATATCCACAAACGTCCGATGGGTTCATTGCTAGTTAATGTGCAAGAAATTACGAATGATATTATCTCACTAGCACTACAGACCATTGAACATGGTATCTCACAGACATTTGCTGACCCAGGTGTCTTGAACTTCGAGCAATATAGACAGACGGAAGTATTGCCCGGTGGCGTTTATCCTGCTGTTGCTAAAACTGGTAAAGCCCTCGGAGAAGGATTCTTCGAGACCAGAACTGCGACTCTCAGCCAGGAAGTATTACCGTTCTTTCAGCAAATCCAAGGTCTTGGACAAACAGCAAGTGGCGCATTGCCTTCGTTGTTTGGTGGTCAAATCGAAGGCTCTAAGACAGCTTCGGAATATTCGATGAGTAGAGCACAGGCTCTGCAAAGATTGCAGAATACCTGGAAAATGCTCACAATGTGGTGGAAAGATGTATTTGGTAAAGTTATTCCAATGTATATTAAAGAATTACACGAAGACGAGCGTTCAGTAGAACAAGACGAGAAAGGCAACTTCATTAATGTGTTTGTAAGAATCGCTGAACTAGAAGGAAAGATTGGTAGAGTTGAACTCGAAGCGAACGAGAATCTCCCAGTCACCTGGTCACAGCGTAAAGACACATATATGAAGTTGCTAGAAGCTCAGAATCCAGCTATTCTTGAAGCTCTAGCCGCTCCTGAGAATATTAAGAACCTAGCTGAAGCCATTGGCCTTGACGATTTCGTCGTTCCTGGTCAAGACAGCGTAGATAAACAGTATGAAGAAATCAGGCTACTAATTAACTCAGAGCCTATTCAGCAACCACCGTCTGACGAACAGCTAATGATGGCTGTGGAACAAGGAGCTACTCCAGAGGAGCTAGCTCAAGTTCCACCAACTGAAATACCATCTGTTGAGATTGAATACGAGCTAGATAATCATGAAATTGAATCTAATATTTGCAGGAGTTACCTCACTTCTCC